CGTGATGGTGGTTCGTTACTCGATCTCAACAATGGCCAATGCCTTTGCGCTTCGCATCACCAGATCAAGACGGTTGCGGCTCGAACTCGACGCCTTCGAGGCTGATCCAGGGGGGGTGGGTCCGAATTTGAAAGTCGCCCCCGCTATACCCGCGCCCTTAGTCACGCAGAGATTTTTTTCAGCGAAATAAGGCATCTGGTGGAACTTCTGTATGAAAAGACTGAGCAGAAAAGACGCCATTGAGCGGTCGCGGGCGCAAGCTCGGTTGATTGTTGAAGCCGATATTCAGCCCGGCAAAATGCGTCCGCTCGATTATTTGCTCATGGTTATCAACGATCCGACCGCCGACTCAGACCGCAAGGACCGGTTGGCGATTGCGGCGGCACCCTACTGCCATCCCCGGCTGACTGATGCTGCACCCATGGGCAAAAAGGACCAGCGGGCCGAGGCTGCGGCGACGGCTGGCGGGGCGGGCACCGAGTGGTCCGACGACCTCGAGGTTAATCAGGTCAACTGATCATGGCTGATCGGATAATCGCAAGTGCGGGGGATTGGGCCGTGGCGAGTGACGGGCTCCAGTGGATGCTCATGCGGCGCATCCACCGCAAGCGTGGCGCTTGTTGGGACCCTGTTTCGTTCGTTCATTCCAGCCGGGACATCCTCGCCCGGTGCATGCGAGAGAAGGGCGTAGAGCCCGGTACAGCGGCCCAATTGCTGGCTGGGCTATCGGACACCTTCGACGAGTGGAAAATGCACCAGCCCGTTGCGCTCGGGGCCACGGCGGCCGGCTAAATGCTCCACCTCACCCCCGTCCTTGAAAACGAACGAGCGGCCCTGCCCGAGTCTGGGCCGTCCATTGGCGTCGAGGACTGGGACACGAGCTGCCCGGACTGGGAGGAGCGGATCCTGGACGGCCGCAGCCTGGTACCGGAACTGCCGCTGTACGAGGGCGAGGCGGCCAAGGCGCTGCGCTGCTTCGGCCGGCTGCGGTTGCCGGATGTCATTGGGACGCCGCGGCTGGGCGAGGTCTGCGGGGCGTGGTTCTTCCCGATCGTGGCGGCGCTGTTCGGGAGCTATGACCGGGCCAGCAATGTCCGCCACATCAGCGAGGTGTTTCAGCTCATCCCAAAAGGCAACTCGAAGAGCACGAACGGCGGCGCTGTCATGCTGACCGCGCTGATCATCAACCCGCGCCCCTCGGCTGAGTTTCTGTTCGTGGCGCCCACGATCGAGATTGCGAGCATCGCGTATCGGCAAGCGAAAGGCACCATCCGGCTCGATCCCGAGCTCAGCAAGATCCTGCACGTGCAGGATCACATCCGGAAGATCACGCATCGGCAGACCGGCGCGAGCCTGCAGATCAAGGCCGCAGATACCGATGTGATCACTGGCTCGCTGGCGCTCGGCACCATGATCGACGAGACGCATGTTTTTGCGAAGCGTGCCAATGCGGCGGAAATCTTCATCGAGCTGCGCGGCGCGCTGACCAAGCGGCCGGACGGGTTTCTGTTCCAGACCACGACGCAGAGCAAGCAACCACCGTCGGGCGTGTTCGCGTCCGAGCTGGCGATGGCGCGTGCGGTGCGGGACGGCAAGACGCGGATGCCGCTGTTGCCGGTGCTGTACGAACTGCCGGATCGGCTGGCGCGTGATGGCGGCTGGAAGGAGCGGCGCTATTGGCCGCTGGTCAACCCGAACCTGGGGCGCTCGACCAACGAGAACTTCCTGGCGCGCGAGATCGTGCGGGCCGAGGCGGATGGGCCGGCGGCGATTGCGTTAATTGCGAGTCAACACTTCAACGTGCAGATCGGCATGAGCTTGCGCGCCGATGGCTGGGCCGGCGCCAACGTCTGGAGCCGCGGTACCGAGGACGGGCTGACGCTGGACGCGGTGCTCGAGCGCTCGGAAGCGGTGGTGGTCGGCATCGACGGCGGCGGGCTCGACGACCTGCTCGGCATTGCGGTGATCGGGCGGGCAAAAGATGACAAGGACTGGTGCGCCTGGACGCATGCGCTGATTTCGCCGGAAGGCTGGGAGCGGCGCAAAGCTAATACCGGGTTTTATGAAAGGTTTCAGGCCGACGGCGACTTAACAGTGGTCGAGGAATTACCGGATGACATTTCGCGTGTCACGGACATCGTGGAAAAAATTAAAGGCACGAAAAAACTTGCCGGTGTCGGCGTGGACGCGCTCGGGATCGGCGGCATTGTCGATGCCCTCGCGAAAATCGGGGTCACGCAAGAGGACAAACTTCTCGTCGGGATCCGCCAAGGCATCTCGTTGATGGGGGCGATCAAGACGATCGAGCGTAAGCTCGTCGACGGTTCGTTCAAGCACGGCGGCCAGGCGCTGATGACGTGGTGCGCCGGCAATGCGCGCGTTGTGCCGACGCCGACCGGCATGCGCATTGCCAGGGACGATTCCGGTTATGGGAAGATTGACCCATTAATGGCCTGCTTTAACGCTTCGGCTCTGATGGCGACGAATCCGATGGCGCAGAAGCGGCCGGAGGTGCGGTTATTTTTCGCATGAAGAAGTTGGTCGAACCATATCGTCTTCATGATGGAGACAGGCTGGCAGGATGGGTTCGTAGAGATACGAACAATCCGCGTATGTTTCGGGTTATTTTGCCAGATGGTAATTTGTCAGAAAGATTGAAATTGAAGCAGGCGAAAGACAAGGCCGAAACGATCGCGGGTAAACCGCAAAATAAATTTACCTGGCATTATCGATAAAAGATGCAGTGAGCGGCCATCTGGGGGGACAAAGGCCGCTCACGATCATGCCGCGCGCTTTACCGGGGAGGTTGCTGCGGCTGATTGGGATTCGGATTCGGTTTCGGTTTCGGGTTTTCCTGATCTTGCGGCTTGTTCGGATCGTTGCCCATCGCGTCACCTGCTGCTCTGCCCGCCTGCGCCAAGACAACATCGCAGCCGCCGGCAAAGTTCCTGAGAGGCCACCATCATGTTGAACCGAGCCTATAGCCTCCTTTCAATTAAGGGGGTCGACGAGGACGCGCGGATCATCACCGGCATGGCGACGACGCCAATGCCGGATCGGCTGCAGGATGTGGTCGAGCCGGACGGCGCGCAGTTCAAATTGCCGCTGCCGTTGCTATGGCAACACGATTCGCGCGAGCCGATTGGCCATGTCACCCGCGCCAAGGTCACCAAGGCTGGCATCGAGATCGTCGCCAAGATCGCGCGCATTGCCGAGCCGGGGCGGCTTAAGGATCGCCTCGACGAAGCCTGGCAGACGCTCAAGATCGGCCTCGTATCCGGTCTGTCGATCGGGTTCAAAGCGATCGAGCGTTCATTCATCGAAGAGACTGACGGCATTCGCTTCATCAAGTGGGACTGGCTCGAGCTCAGCGCCGTGACCATCCCGGCCAACAGCGAAGCCACCATCGCCACCGTGAAATCGATCGACACTGCGCAGCGGGCCGCGTCCGGCCAAACGAAGCCGCGCCGTGTCGTTCATCTCAACCCGCCCGGCGCCTCGGGATCCTCGCAACCGAAGTCTGCTGCCCTGGAGGGCGCCATGAAAACCATTGCCGAACAGATTACAGCTTTAGAAGCCAAGCGATCCGCGAGTGCGGCACGCATGGAAGCCGTGATGCAGAAGAGTCTCGACGAGGATCGGACCTCGGACGCGGGCGAGCAGGACGAGTTCGACACGCTCTCGGGCGAGGTCGAGGCGCTGGACAAGGATCTTGTGAGGCTGCGCAAGATCGAGCAGGCCAAGGCGTTCGCGGCCAGGCCGGTCATTAAGGCAGAGACGCAGCATGAGGGCGCTGCGGCCCGCGGTGGCTCGATCATCGTCAAGCCGCAGCCGAAGATGGAGGTCGGCCAGTTGTTTGCCCAGAAAGTCAAATGCCTGGCGCTGTCGCAAAAGGCGTTTCGCCCTGCCGTCGACATCGCGGCGGAAATGTATGGCTCGGATAGCGCCATCGTCGGCGAGTTCAAAGCCAACGTCCCGGCCGGTTCAACGATCAGCGGCAACTGGGGAGCCAACCTGTACAGCACTGAGAGCGCTGCAGTCGCGGCTTTTCTCGAATACCTTCGTCCGATGACCATCCTCGGTCGTTTCGGCATCGATGGCATTCCGGCCCTGCGCTCGGTGATGTTCAACACGCCGATCGTCACGCAGACCGGTGGCGGTGCCGGTTACTGGGTCGGACAGGGCAAAGCCAAGCCGCTCACCTCGTTCAACTTCGCGCGCACGACACTTCCGCCGACCAAAGTCGCCAACATCTGCGCGCTCACCGACGAGTCGATTCGTTACAGCAATCCGAAGTCGGACATCATTGTTCGCGACAGTCTGGCGGCGGCATTGCGGGAACGGCTGGATATCGACTTCATCAGCCCGTCCAAGACCGCGGTGGCGGGCGTCTCGCCGGCATCGATCACCAACGGCGCCGCATCGATCGTGTCGTCGGGAGATGATGCCGATGCTATCCGCATGGATATCCGGTCGCTGTACGCCAAATTCTCAGCGGCCAATAATCCAGTGCAGAGCGGGGTATGGATCATGTCATCGAACAATGCGGTTGCATTGGCGATGATGACCAATGCGCTTGGACAGCCGGAATTCCCGAGCATGTCGATGCGCGGCGGCATACTCAACGGCATGCCGGTGATCGCAAGCGACTACGTTACCCAGGCCATGAACATCGTCGTGCTGGTCAACGCCTCTGACATCTTCGTCGCGGACGATGGCGATATTGCCATCGATGCCAGTCGCGAGGCCTCGCTCGAAATGTCGGATGCGCCGGTGCACGATTCGATCACGCCGACTGGTCCGACATCGTTGATCAGCATGTTTCAAACAAACACGGTTGCGATTCGCGCCGAGCGAATCATCAACTGGATGAGGGGCAGGGCGCAGTCGGTTGCGTATCTGACCAGCGCCGATTGGGGCGGACCCGTCCACACCGCCTAAGCCTTCTCGCCACCTCGGGGCGGGTGGCCTCCCGCTCGCCCCACTTTTCGGAAGAGACAGCCAATGAAAATGCGCACCTTGACGGCAATCAAGTCGCACAAGTATGGCACCCGTCACCTGACCGCCGGCGAGGAATACGAAGTGCCGCCGCGGCACGCGATCGCATTGGTCGCAGGCAAGAAAGCGCGCTTTGCCGATAAGGCGGCGCCGGCCAAGGCGGTCGCAGCGCCCGAGCCTGCAGCAGTCGAGTCGGCCAACGACATCGACCGCCTGCGCATGGAAGCCACGCAGCTCGGCATCGACGTCGATCGGCGCTGGGGCATGGCGCGGCTGCAATATGAAATCGGGCGGGCGAGGGCCTGATGCGGATCTTCGGCCTGCCGATTCCGTTTACTGGCGAGCAGCGCAAGGCGCTCAACTCGGTGCCGGAAGGCCGCGGCGGCTGGTACCCGATCATTCGCGAGCCATTCACCGGCGCGTGGCAGCGCAACCTCGAGATCAATGTCGACACCGCCGCATCGTTTCACGCCGACTTCGCCTGCAAGACGCTGATCGCCCGCGATATCGGCAAGCTGCGGGTGAAGCTCGCCGAGAAGGACAAGAACGACATCTGGTCGGAGACCACAAACCCGGCTTTCAGTCCGGTGCTGCGGCGGCCCAATGATTATCAAACCCGGAATCAATTCTGGGAAAGTTGGGTGCTGTCGAAGCTCTCGCGCGGCAATACCTATGTGCTCAAGGTGCGCGATAACCGCCAGGTGGTGACCGCGCTGCATGTGCTCGATCCGATGCGGGTGCAGCCGCTGGTCGCCGACGACGGTAGCGTGTTCTACCGCTTGAGCAGCGACAACCTGGCCGACATCGACGACATCATCGTGCCGGCGCGCGAGATCATCCACGATCGTTTTAACTGTTTGTTTCACCCGCTGGTCGGCACGCCGCCGGTGTTCGCCTCTGGCCTGGCCTCGATGCTCGGCATCAATGCGCAAAAGACCTCGGCGCTGCTGTTCAAGAATGCTTCACAGCCTGGCGGCATGGTCATTTATCCCGGCTCGATCGATGTCGTGGAGGAACAGCGAGTCAAGGAACAATTCGAGCAGCGGTTTTCGGGGCCTAATCTCGGCCGTGTAGCAGTCCTGAGTGCTGGTGCCAAGTACGAGAAGGTCTCGATAACCAACGTCGAAGCGCAGATGATCGAGCAGTTGAAATGGTCGGCCGAGGTGGTCTGCAGCGTCTATCATGTGCCGCCCTACAAAGTCGGCGTCGGCGTGCTGCCGACTTACAACAATGTGCAGGCCCTGAACGTCGAGTATTACTCTCAAGCGCTGCAGTCGCACATCGAGGAAATCGAGGAGCTGCTCGACCAGGCGCTCGGCATCGGCTGGGGCGAAGGACTCGGCACCGAGTTCGATACCGACAACCTCTTGCGCATGGACAGCGTCACGCTGGCGACCACGGTGCAGATTCTGCAGGGCGCCGGCACGATGGCACCCAACGAGGGCCGCGCGAAGTTTGACCTCAAGCCGGTCAAGGGCGGCGACCAACCCTTCCTCCAGCAACAAAATTACTCACTTGAGGCGCTCGCCAAACGCGACGCGCAGGCCGATCCGTTCAAGCCGGCCACGCCGCCCGCACCAGCGCAGCCAGCTGCACAGGACCAGCCGCCCGAGCCGGCGCCGAAGCCCGCCAAGGACATCGCGCAGCAATTCACGCGGGCATTGCAGGCCATACATCGCGAGGCCGCATGATGGATGCCAACGACACCACCGAACTAGTCACCGAATTGGCGAAGGGCATGGTGCCGTTCGTGCGCGACTACGTCGCCGAAGCCATCACCAAGATCGCGCTGCCGCCCGAGCTCGCCGGACAAGTCGCCAGCGCGGTCCGCCTGCTGCACGAGTCGCCGCCGCTCGAGCAGTAAATGGCGCAGCAGATTATCAACATCGACGAGCTGCCGAACGACGATGCAATCCGTATCTCGTTCGACAAGTGCAATGACAACTTCACCGAACTGTACGAGGACGTCGACGAGCTAAACGATCGCATCGACCGCATTCGGATTCCAACCGGCGGCGGCGGCGGCGGAAGTGATACTGGTGACGGTGAGCAAGGCCCGCCTGGTCCGCCCGGACCAGAGGGGCCGCCGGGCCCGCAAGGTGATCCCGGTCCAGCAGGTGCGACCGGATCACCGGGGCCGAAGGGCGATCAAGGCGACGTCGGCCCGCAAGGGCCGCAAGGTGACACCGGCGCACAAGGGCCGCCCGGCGCGACCGGTTCACAAGGACCGCCCGGAACAGCCGGAATACAGGGACCGCAAGGACCGCCCGGTGTCGTCTCGGCGACCGCGCCGCTCAGCTACAACAGCGGCACGCAGAACATCTCGATTGATCTCTCGGCCTATGCGCCGCTCGCCTCGCCGACTTTTACTGGTGATCCCAAAGCACCAACACCGGCGACCGCCGACAACGACACCTCGATCGCAACCACGGCCTATGTTCAGGCGCAAGGTTATTTGACATCGGTCGCAGGGGCCGCAGCCTATCAACCGCTCGACCCCGACCTGACCGCGCTTGCGGCGCTGACCGGCACCAACGTTATCTACTACCGGTCGGCGGCCAACACCTGGGCCGCGGTCACGATCGGCGCCAACCTGACGTTCAGCGGCGGCACGCTGGCGGCCACGGGCGGCGGCGGCAATGTCAGCAACAGCGGCACGCCCACGGCCGGGCAATACGGCAAATGGGTGACCGCGACCACCATCCAGGGCGTCGCCCCCGCGACAGTGCTCAGTGATATCGGGGCCGCAGCGAGCACGGATTTCCCGGCCGGCGCATGGACGGCGTGGACACCAACCATCTCATCCAGCGCCGGCACCATTGCCAGTTCCAGTGTTAACGTCGCCAGATACACCAAGCACGGCAAGACCGTCACGGCTTATTTCGATGTGAGCATCGTCGACCAGGGAACCGGCAATGGTGGGTTTTTGCAGATCACCCTGCCGGTGAATGGCGCCGCCAATGGTGGCGGGGCGGTATTCGGCCGCGAGATCGCTGTCACGTCCGCCGCGATCGCCGGTGTGATGTCTGTGGGAGCCACCATGATGCAACTGGCGAGATACGACGCAAATTCGCTGGTCGTCAGCGGTTATCGCGTCATCGGAACCGCAGTCTATGAGAGCGTGTAATGGCCGACGATCCTAGGGAAATACTGGCCACCGAAGAATTCATCAAGCGTTGGACCAATCAGGAATATCTGGCGCTGGAAAAAAAGCGCGCCGCGGATATTGCCGCCAACAAGATCGGCAATGCCAAGAATTTTGACATCGTGATGGCAACCGATGTGATGCGGCTCACCAGCCAGAAGGTCACAACGCTCAAAGCCGATCTGGTGACCGACGGCATCCTGACGCAGGCGCGCGCGGACGAGATATTTAGTTAGGGGGCGGAATGAGCGAGAAACCGATGATGCCCGCTCCGCAGTACACGCTGTTTGAGGCAATGGGTGTTAACCTTGCCATGAGCCATCGCGCCTTGGCCGAGGTGCGTTCGCTCGCGCGCCTGCCGGGACCGCCGGGTGAGACCGGGCCGGAAGGCAAGCACGGAGCCAAGGGCGAGCCCGGCGAAAAAGGCGACCGTGGCGAGCCGGGGAAACAAGGCGACATCGGCCCGGCCGGCGCCGAGGGCAAGCACGGCGAGCCTGGCCAGAAGGGCGAGCCCGGCCGCAACGCCGCGGACCTCACCTATCTACAGGACTATGCCGTCGAGCAGGTCGCGCGCGCGTTCAAGACCGCGTCAGTCACCACCTCGGACGGCGGCCGTACCCTGCGCTGGGTCATCGGCGACAGCGTTCACGAGATCAAGACCGCCATCGTGCTCGATGCCGGGGTGTGGAAGGAGGGCACCACTTATGTCGCCGGCGACGGCGTCACGCTGGGCGGCTCGTTCTTCATCGCCCAGGCCGAGACCGCGGCCAAGCCCGGCAAGTCGGATGACTGGCGCCTCGCCGTCAAGCGCGGCAGCGACGGTCGCGACGCGCGGCAAGACGAGAAACGCGCGCTCGAGCCGCTCAGGTTGAAGTAATGCATTCCATTCTCGAAATTCTCAGCGAGGCGACCGACAGCGCCGGGCCTGACCTGATTAGCCTTGCCGACCTCAAGCTCGCGCTCGGCATCGAGGGCACCGACGAGGATGCGGCGCTGCAGGCCGCCATCACCATGCAATCACGGCTCATTGCGGAGTATTGCAACCGCCGTCTCGGCCTGGCCGAGGCGCTGGAGACCTTCACCTTCGATTTCAACGAGGACATGCCGCCGCGGCAGGCGCTGACGCTGTCGCTTTATCCGGTGGTCGAGATCGCCGAGGTCTCGGCCGCCGGCGCCACCGCCGCCGACTATGACTTCGATCCCGACAGCGGGCGGCTGTGGACGAGCGGCTGCTGGGCCGAGACCGTGGTCGCCGTGCTCTATAGCGGCGGCTACGACCTGCCGGAACAGACACCAGCGCGGCTGCAGCAGGCGGTGATCCAGGCGGTCAGCGAGGGCCGCACCATCGGCACCCGCGATCCCAGCATCCGCGAGGTGCAGCACGGCGACACCCGCGTCAGCTATTTCACCTCGTCGCTGTCGACGGCGTCGTCGGGCTATCTGTCGGCACCGGTGATGGAGCTGATCAAACCCTATCGGCGCCTCTATGTCGCGTGAGCCTGCATTCTGGTCGGTGCCGCGCGAATGGGCCGGCGAGACCGTGTTCATCGTCGGCGGCGGGCCGTCGGTGCGCAATGTCGAGCTCGAGGCGCTGCGCGGCCGCCGCGTGATCGCGATCAATTCCAGCGTCTACGCGCTGCCATGGGCGGACTTTCTCTATTTCGGCGACTGGCGCTGGTGGAACGAGCCCGACAACCGGGCGGCGGTTGCGAACTTCCGCGGCCGCGTCGTCACCGTCTCGCGCCTGGTCGCGGAAGACAAGAAGGTGCTAGTCTGTCGTGCCGCCAAGCCGCCGGGACTGGCGCGGCAGCATGACAGTCTGATGCAGAAATTCACCTCGCTGACGGCGGCGACCAACCTAGCGGCGCATCTGATCGGACCCGGCGGCACCATCGTGTGGCTCGGCGCCGACGGCAAACTGGCCGCCGACGGCCGCAGCCACCATCACCCGCCGCACCGCTGGCCGCACCGGGCCGGCTGTTACGACAAGCAGCACGCCGACCTGGTGACCATCGTGCCATCGCTGCGGGCGCTCAAAATCACGGCTTACAACGCCTCGCCGGGAACGGCCTGGGGCGATCTGCTTCCGGTCATCAGCCTGCAGGACATGCTGGGTGAACGGCGCGCGGCCTAAGCCGATCCTCATCCGCGGCATGTGGGGTCTTGGGGACAACTGCTATCAGCGCCCGTTCGTGCGGGCGGCGGCGGCGGAATACGACATCCACCTCGAGACACCGTGGCCCGAACTCTACGCCGATCTCGGCATCAAGTTCATCCGCGGCGGGCGGCGGCTGCGGACGCAACAGAAGAACATGGCGCGGCAACCGCCCGAGCGCTGGATGCGACCGAGCCTTGGCTCGATGCGCGAGATCAAGGTGGGTTACTTCGATCTGGCCTCGCGCTCGATCATCCGCTCGCTCGAATGCCGGTGGGCGGCGCTGAAAATAGCCTTCGATCCGGCGCTGTTCGATCTGCCCGAGATGGGGCCGTCGCCGGTCAAGTCGGAGCGGCCGATCGCGGTGATCCGGCCGGTGACGGTGCGGCAGGAATGGCGCAACGAGGCGCGCAACCCGCGGCCGGAATATATCGCGGACCTGGCCCGTGAACTGATGGCGACCCACACCGTGGTCGCGGTCGCCGATATCGCACCGGGCGAGGAGTGGGCGGTGGGCGAACTGCCGCCGGCGCACCGCTACTTCGTGTTCGGCGAGCTGGCGGTGCGCGAGCTGCTCGCGCTAGTGCGCGACGCCGACATCGTCATCGGCGGCGTCGGCTGGATCGTCCCGGCCGGGCTCGCGCTCAAGGTCAACACCTTCGTGGTGCTGGGCGGCCACGGCGGCCACAACGCGCCCGCCAAGATCACCGACCCGCGGCTCGATCTCAGCCGCATCGGGTTCGCCATCCCGGAGGCATTTTGCCGATGCACGAATATGTTGCACAACTGCGACAAGAGGATCGTGGACCCCGTCGGGCAGTTCCATCGCTGGTGGCGCAGTTCTCGCGCCGCCGCCTGACCTGGTGGCCCGAGCTCGGCATCGGCCATTATCCGGTCGAGGCCGGGTTCGCGCCCTATGACCAGGACTACTTCGACAACTTCGATCGCAACGCTAACACCGGGCTCGGACGCGCGCTGATGCAGGCGCGCTGCAACTTCGTCGAGCAGCATTACAGAGGAGCACTGGTCGATGTCGGTATCGGCTCGGGTGCGTTCATCGAAGCGCGGCGATCGCGCCACCGCACCACCTACGGCTATGACGTCAACCCGGCCGGCATCGCCTGGCTCGAGCAGCGGATGCTGCTGGTCGATCCGCATCTGGTTTCGTTCGATGCTGTCAGCCTGTGGGATGTGCTCGAGCATATCCCGGATTTTCAGTCGCTGCTGGCCAACGTGAAGGACTGGGTGTTCGTGTCGTTGCCGATCTTCCGCGACGCCGAGCACGCGCTGGGTTCGAAGCATTTCAAGCCGGACGAGCACTGCTGGTATTTCACCCGCGACGGGCTGGTGGCTGCAATGAAGCTGTGCGGCTTTGTGCTGGTGTCGGAAAGCAATGTCGAGACCGAGCTCGGGCGCGAGGATATCGGCACCTTCGCGTTCCGGCGGGAATGGCGATGATCGACTGGGACACCGATTGCTTTATCCCGGCCTATTCGGTGCTGGGCGTGCCGGCGACGCTGACCGTCGCCGGGACCGAGGTCACGATCACCGTGATCGATGACACGCGGGCGACGACGCAGGTTAGTTCGACCTTCAACATACGCAGCGGCGGACCCGGCGCCATCGAGATGCGCAGCGTCGCGCCGGGCGCCTTCGCCCGCGTCCCCGAACTCGCCAAAAAGGGGATCGTGCGCGACGATTACCAGGGCGCGACGCTGATCTTCAATGGCCGCACCTGGGTGGTGCGCTCGCATGAATTGCGCGGCAGTCCGAACGGCGAGGATCTCGGCGAGGTGCGGTTCCTGCTGAAGGCGATCGAGTCGACCAATGGCTGACGTGCGCGAGGACATCCTGGCGCGGCTGCTCGAGGTGGTCGGCACGCTTCCGAACATCCGCTCGGCGCATCGCAACAACGTCGATATACCGGAAACGCAATTGCCGGCGGTGATCGTGCTCGACGGCGACGAGGAATCGGATGGTGCCAGCGATGTGTCAATGAAGCAGCCGCACCGGCCCTACAACGTGCAGATGACGCCCGGCATTGTCCTGCAAGCGCAGGATGACAACATCGTGCTCGGTTCGATTGTCACCACGTTTCGCCGCGAACTGATCAAGCGGGTGCTGACCGACACCGAGCTCAACGAACAGATCGTCAAAACCGGGCGCCACGGCAACGGCGCGATTCGCTATCTCGGATGCCAGACCGATGTCGGCTGGACGCGCACCGGATACGCGGCATTAACCGCGCAGTTCATGTTCAAGTATTCGCTCAAGCCCGACGATCTCTAGGAAAGGGAAAGGTTCTGCCATGCCCACGTCACCCAACGTCAACAACTATCATATCGGCAAAGGTATCGTGTCGTTCAAGGAAGCCGGCGCCAGCACCTATACTGATCTCGGCAATGCACCATCGTTCACCTATGAGCCGACGATCGAGAAGCTCGAGCACTTCTCCTCGCGCGAGGGTGTAAAGACCAAGGACTTCACCGCCATCACCCAGGTCGGGGCGACCATCACGTTTACCCTCGACGAGATCACCGGCGAGAACCTTGCGTTTTTTGCTCTGGCCGAGCAGAGCACCGATACTGATGGCAATATCGTGCTTAGTGGCCTGACCAAGACCGAGTTCGTTGGCGACATCAAGGTGGTCGGCACCAATGACATCGGCCAGCAGGTCGACTTCGATGCGACGGTTTCCTTCGTGCCGTCCGGCGAGTTCCGCTTCATCACCGATGAGGACGACTTCTCCACCATCGAGATCGAATGTGAGGTGCAGAAGGATGCCAACGGTGCCTTTGGCAAATGGACAGTCCGAGACGAAACCCCGACCGCATAGGATCAGCCATGGCAGACCTTCTGGACATTGCGCCATCGACGAGCTGCGAGGTTTTCAAGATCAATGGGACGCGAATTATTGTGCGAGGTTTGCGGGTTGATGCTGTCGCCTCGATTGTATCGAGGTTTCCCGATATGGCAGCGCTGCTGCTTGGCGGCTTCAGTGCGGCCGATTTTGTGCCACGATTGATCAAGCAATGTGGCGGCGCGGTTGGCCCGATCATTGCGGCAGGCACCGGGCATCTCGAGGACGAGAAGTATGAGCGGCACGCCAGCACGGTACTGCTTGTGGAAGATCAATTGAAACTGGTCACGGCGATCGTCGGGCTGACATTCCCAAACGGATTCGGCTTCTTCCTCGACATGCTCAAGAAACTCGGCGAAGCGAGCGAAGAAGCAAAACCCGTAAAAGTCCGCTTGCGGAAATCCCCATCGCCATTACCGCCCTCATCCGACGCGGTTTCCCGCCCGAATTTACAATGATGCTGACGCCGCGGCAGATCGCGGCCTATCTCGAATTCAGCGACACGATCGAGCGGCATGAGCGCGCCGACGCGCTGGTGAACGGGTTCTATGGCGCGCAGGGCAGCGGCAAGGCCATTGAAAAGCGGCTGAAGGACATCATCGGATCCAGCGATGGCCGCACAGATTAAAGTCAAAGTGGACACGCCGCGCTGGCTGCAGATGATCCGCGAGAAGCAGCGGCCGGTGGCGACGGCTGCGGTTGCGGCGCTGCGCGAGACCGCCGCCAATGCGGTGCAAGAAGGGCGCAGCAACATCGCCGGTGCCGGCAAGTTCGGGCCGAAGTGGCAGCAAGGCTTGCAATACCGAACGCTGGATGCAGTGGACGCCGGCGAGCCGTCGCTGCAGGCCAAGGCCATCATCTTCCACAAGTTTGGTTTCGCCGGCGTGTTCGAGCATGGCGCGACCATCCAGGGCAAGCCGCTGTTGTGGATTCCGACCACGCCCGGCGCCCCGACGGCGAGCCGATCGGGAAAGAAACTGGTCTCGGCCACGGTGCGCGGCAAGCCGATGCTGTTCGATGCCAATGATCGCGACCGCGACCGCAAGCCGCTTTACATCGGCGTGCCGTCGGTGCGCATCCCGAAGAGGTGGCGCATCACCGAGATCGTCAAGCAACACGCAGCGAAAATAGCAATGCTGTTTCTCAAGCACTTCAAGGACAACTAGGCAGCACGTCATGGCCGAGAAACTGTCGGTTCAAATTGCGCTCGAGGGCGGCAAGGAGATCGAGCGCCAGCTCGCCGATATCGGCAAGGCGGGAGAAAAGGCGTTTGCCCAGATCGAGAAATCGGCCACGGAGGTCGGCGGCTTCAGGAACCTCAAGCCGGAAGCCGTCACCGCGCAACTCAAGAGCCTGGGCGTCGAGGGCACGGCCGCGGTCGACAAGATTCAGGCGGCGGTGTCCAAGGCGGCCAACTGGGAGCGTCTCGTCGTCGGTGTGCAATCGGCAGAGACTGCTTTTGCGGCATTGGGCCGGGCCATTGTGCCAATAGGCCTGGTGGCCGGGGCGGCAATTGCGGCTATCAACAAGCAGACGATCGCGTTTGCCCAATCAATAACCAAGATCAGCACCGAGGCGATCAAGCTCGGCCTGAGCTTCGAGGAGTTCGATGCGGCGCGTCAAAAATTGGAGGCGTTTGGAATATCCGCGCAAGGCATCAGCTCCGCTTTTGCCCATGTGCAACAAAACATCGAGCGCATGCGGCTCGAGCGGGTCGCGCGCGATGCTGAGTCAGTAAAGAATGGTTTTATCGGGTCGGGCGCGGCGCTCGAACGATTGAAGAAGCAGGCGCTGGAATTTACCGCTGTTGGCGATGCTGCGGCTAAAGCATTGCTGTCGCTGGGCTACAAGATTCCAGGCGTCAGCGAAAAGGATATCCAAAAGCTCGGGCTCGAGCTTGCCAGGCTGAAAGCACTGGTCGAGCAGGTCACCGGGCAAAAGGTCGAGATCGACATCGATGCCGATGCCGCAGATCAGATGGAGGCGTTCAAAGAACTTTTGGAGCGATTGCCGGACGGGGCGCAACGCACCGCACTGGCGTTCAAATTACTGGGGCCTGCAGCCGCTGAATTCATCCAGAGTTTGCGATTAGCGGAGGGTTCGCTCCCGCCCGCCGAGGCCAATGCGCTCCTGCTGACGCAGGCCATGACCAAGCTGCAAGCTGCATTTGCGCGCTTCGGCAGTACGAGCTTCGCGCCTTTCGTCACCGCCGAAATCAATGCGGTGACGACAATGCTGCAGACCTTGCAAGCTGCAATTGATAACCTTTCGTGGACGACGTTTACGAATGCCGTCATGGCCGCCGGCAATGCGCTAAACTATTTTACCATCCAAGGGCTCGCTGCGGTCGGGGTCAAATTCGTTTGGGATTTGACCGGGTTTGAGGGGTTAGGCAGTTGGGTCGACGCGCTCACTGCGAAGCTCGAAAACGGAATGCGGACATTGCTGCAATGGCTGGGACTGCTCAAAAAGGCCGGCGACACGCCGCTTCCGGGCGGCGAGCCAATAGGCCAAGGCGGCATCGGCAGCAATGCGCGCGGCGGCATGATCGGTGGCCGCGGCACTGGCACCTCGGACAGCAACCTGGCGTGGCTCTCGCGCGGCGAGTTCGTGGTGCGGGCGGCGGCCGTGCGCAAGTACGGAGCGGGTTTGTTTGCCGCGCTCAACGCGCAGCGGTTTGCCGGCGGCGGCCTGGTGGGTGGCGGCGGAACAAGAACCGTCAACGTGTCCGTCGATAGCATGGTGCAGGCGATCGAAGCCAACACCGAGGCGATCAAGAGCCAGTCATCCGTGATTATGGATCTTGCCCGGATCATCACCGACATGGCGGCAGCGGTCAGCAGCGCGCTGAGTGCGAGCCGCAGCGCCCGTGGCGGGCTGCTCGGCGGTCGCGGCACCGGCACCTCGGATTCCAATCTGGCCTGGGTGTCGCGCGGCGAGCACATCATGCCGGCGCGAGCAGTGGCACAGCCGGGCGTGCTGGCCTTCCTGGAGGCGCTGCGGCGCTCGGGCGGTAACCTCTCGAACGTGCTCGACGGCATGGGCCGGTTCGCGCTCGGCGGGATGGTCCCGCGGATGCCGGCGTTTGCCGCTGGCGGCGCGGTTGGCGGCATGAGCCATGTCACCATCGCGTTCCCCGGCCTGGCTCCGATCAGCGGCCTGCGCGCCTCGTCTGCGGTGGTGGATGAATTGCACCGGGCGGCGGCGCTGGCGCAAGTTCGCAGCGGCGGCCGCAAGCCCAGCCGGTATTCCTGATGGCGCATCCGCCCTACACCTTGCTGGCGATCGATAACATCGACTTCTCGGACTATGCCGTGCGTGGCATTACCATGACGCTCGAGCCGATCGAGCAGGCCGCCAACGTGGCGCGCGACTGCCGCGGTTTCCTCGCCGACATTTCAGTGGCGCAGTTCCGGCAATACAAGGTCTCGATTACTTGCACCGATCACGAGGCGCCGGTGCTGACCGACATCTGGCCCGGCCAGGATGTCACCATCCAATGCATTCCCGGACTCGGCGTTTCCAATACCGGCACGTCCGTCGACGTGCTGACCATCCTGGCCAAGGTCACCGCCTGGAACACCTCGCGCGACGAATGGGCGGCCGAAGTGGCGTGGAATCTTGAAGCCGAGCAGAGGCAAGTCTGATGCCGGCTGGCCTGCCCTATTTCGCCTGGGTCGATGCCAGTGAGACGACGTTCGGTCCCGAGCATCTGCGCTGGGATGAGGCGGTGTTCTCGTTCACACTGACGCAGGAGGAGGGCGACCCGGCGAGCCTGACCGCCGTTGTCCGGCGCCCGCGCAATGTCGCCGGTGATCCGATCGGGTTGCTCGGTCCCGGCCGCAAAATCTGGGTGTGGTTTGCACTCGACTGCGGGCCGGCGCTGATCAAGTTCCGCGGCCGGCTCGTCGGCATCCCGACCAGCCTGTTCGAGGAACTGGTGACGCTGGAATTCGTGGCGCGACCGTTCGACGTGGTGGCGCAGAAGGAAGCCCTGGCCGACAGCTTGCGGGTGCTGCCGTTCTACGACGAGGCGGTGCTCGATCCGCAGCGGCGCAAAGATCCTGATGTCGTGCTCGAGGGCTACACCAAGATCTGGCATTACGATCGCGAGAGCCATGTCATCACCGTCTCGGACGAGATCAGCGGCGAGGATGGGCTGGTGTCATTCGATGGTGGCAGCGATGACGGCACGGTTCTGTATGACGGGCTCGGTCTGACACTGACGAGCGGGCCGCTGTCTCGCGTCGACGTTGCCGCGGAGTTCACCTGGACGCAGCAGGCACGCGGCACCGTCGATCTGACCCGCTATCTGATCTCGCATTGGCCAAATGCAAAAGGCCACGTGATCCCAGGATTGAAAGCCGGTGATTGGCCCACGAACGGAAGCGGCCTTGGCGAGGGCTGGGAGGTGGCGAGAGCAACCGCGAGGGACTTGCTGAACTTCACGACCTACACCGAGACCAGATCGGGCACCATCACCCTCGAGGACACCGATGAGACGACCTCGACGATTACGTGGTCAAGCTCGGAAACAGCCTGCACCGCTCCGGTCGCAACGCTGTCAAGTGAAATCACCAACGACAGCTATAGTACAACCTTTGATGAGGGCGGCGGCACCGCATCGGCCAGTCGCAGCTTCTCGGAGACCATAAAAGCGCTCGGCATACAACATATCGATGCCACCCTGGTGGCGGGATACAGCGCCGAACGGCAATGCACCGAGCGCGTGTCGCTGACGCTGTTCGCCGATGTGCAGCCGATCCTGACTGATCCCGAGGATGGCGAGGCGTTGCGGTTGGATGATATTCGCTCGGTCAATCTGAGCGAGGTGATCGATGGTCAGCCGCCTATCATCGGTGACCCGCGGCGGCGATCCTACATCGCGACCGAACGCGGCAATCAAAGTCTGGAGCATTTGATTGCATTGGCGCGCGCAAATTTGATGATGCGCTCGCGGGCGGTGGAAATCACATTTGCGCCCAAACTGTCGCGCATGCCCGAGATCACGCTGCGCAAGAATGCATTCCTGGCCGAGCCGCGGGTCGGCGAGGCGACCGGCAAGATCATCGCTTATTCGATTGCGCTCGATGGTTCCGACGGCCGGATCAATTGCGAGGTCCGCATCGGCTGCACCATTGGATATGGCGGGCTGGTGACGGCAACCACCGGAACGCCGATCTACTGCAGCACCGACTATGTCGGGTTCGATTATCAGCAGTTTGTCGACCGGACGATCCTGGTGGATGCGTTCACCGATTCGTCGGTGGGGTATCAACCGCCGGCGGCCACGCCGAACGATGATGGCATCGACTTCCTGTCCAACCTTACAGCGGAGGATGTGATCGAGGTCGGTCTCGTTGTCGAGCATGGACCGGAGCCTGGCGTGGATGAAATTGCGGGCGGCGGCGGCTATGCGCAATATCAGAGCCGCGCCAAATTCAAGCTCAAGAGCATGACGCGCGAGTTCTCGACCGATTACGAGATCGAGGTCACCGACCTGAAAATTCCGGCCGGTTATGATCTGGAGGCGGCGTGATGGGATTGGAAGTTGTCGTCAGGCCGGTTGTTTTCCCCAATATCCGGCCGGCTCGGGCACAATCACTGCCGCCGCTGGATGATCCCGACAAGGGATTTGCGGAGATCAACGGCAACGGCGCCACGGAGGTCACCTTGTCAAATAGCTACAGCGCCAGCGCATCGTCATCACAGCGGCAGGAAACAAAACGTCAAGTTGATGTCGCGCGCGTTTATCAGAAGGACCAGAGCGGTAAAGTCAACAAGGACAATTTTGTCGACATCGAAGTAGCCAATAAAATCTGGATGCAAGGTGGCGGGGAAAAGGAGCAGTGGCGGTTGCAGCCTGTTGAGGAAGAAAAGAATATCGAGATTACGAAACGAGACAAAATCAGAGTAGCTGAATGACCATTGTCTATGTGACGACTGGTGCATGGGGAACCGGCACTGGTGCGCCGATCAGCGCAGCCCAGGTCGATGGCAATTTTTACGATGTCGATCAGCGCATCGTGGCCCTGAACGCCGACCTGGCCGAGGGCAAGCGCATCGACACCGTCACCTATACATCGAACAGCATGACGTTCCATTTCACGGACGGAACGTCGCAAGAAATTCCATTACCAATCGCAACCTTCCAGTATGTCGGCGCGTGGATGAACAGCGCACCCTATGCGCCTGGGCATCTGTTCACCGCCGGTAATGGTTTCTATCAGGTACTCGAGGCACACACGACGCCGCCATCGCCGGCGCCGTTCGATCCGAATGCCACCGACGGCAGCACCGACCACAATCCGCTCTATTCGTTATGGATGCCGCTGCGGGATGTGAACTATGACGCCGCGATCTTCGCGCCCGGCAGCATCCAGCGCGCGGCCGACGAACTGCTGTTCCTCGGCATTGCCAACCGCAGCATGCAGCTCGCGGCCGGCGATGCCGGTGCTTACGCCTATCTCGATGTCGGTAACGACGGGACCGGCGCAACCGATATCATCGTCTCGATCGAAAAGAACGGTGCCGAGATTGGCACCATCACCTTTGACGCCGGCGGCGAGATCGATACCGCCGGCGGGCAGACCGGCGATTTTGTTATCAACACTGCCGTGGACTTTGCCGCAGGCGATCATTACGCGCTGCGGGTAACGCAGTCCGATAACGCCGAGCCGGCCGGTCTGTCGGTGACGCTGCCGTTCGTGCGCACGGACATCTGATCTGATGGCGAAGGACGACGGGCTAGGTCTCGATTTCCCGACGCAAGTCGTCAACGTGCAATGGGGTAGCGGTCTCGCCGTTGACTTCGGTGACCGGGACCAGGATGCGCCGAAGCCGGATAAACCCAAGACACAATGAGCTATCTCAAACTGCCAAACGGCATCCCCGACTTTTCCAAGGCAGTGTTTTCCCTGTGGTTCCGGGTGCCCAGAGAATCGGTCATCGCAGCATCGGAACATTCATTGCCGACGGATGATGAGAATTTTCCCATGATGCAAAAAATCCTGCCGCTGCTCACGTATGGCTCGATTCAAACCAACGCCAATTATCAATTCATCATCGACCCCGACATTATCGGTCCCTATCCGGGTGAAGGTACTCCTCCCACTCTCGCCCAGCCGGTGGGCTGGGAAGCTCATACGCCGTATGAGGTGGATCCATGCCTCATCGGCTTGCACTGCTACAGTGACGGGACGTTCGACATGGTGTTCAACATCCAGACGGGAGACCATGGCTCCTATGACAGTCTGCAATGGTTTGCGACGAGCCTGGATTATGTGGCAGGCGCACAAGATCAAATGCTCACCCCAGGCACCGGCTTTGTCGGGCAGGCATTCGGGCCTGACACAGGATACGGATTAAAATCGACCATCGCGGATGGGACATACGGTATTCAAGACGCGCAGAATGAAAATTTCAACGTCATAACCGATATCAGCCTGGAGCCCGACACCTGGCATCATGTGTTGCTCTCGTTCGATGTGAGCGGAGACCTTACAATAGGCCCCAAGCCGAGCAGCGATTGCCGGTTGTGGTACGCCATCGATGATGTTGATTATCGGGGCTGGGAAAATCTGGGGCCATTCAGGGCCGAGGATGATGGTCTTGGCGAAAACACCATAGTGACCCAGCAAGTCGATCACCAATCATACTTTGATGATAGCAAGCAACCGCTGTTCTTCAACAACTACGTTCCGCTTCCGAGCGGGAACTATTCACCCGGCCTGATTCCTGCCAGCGGGGAAGAGCTGGGGCTTCCTGCCGCCTCGCATTATGTGGATGCGATCTTTCGCGTCGAGATGGCCGAACTCCAGATCTTCACCGGCGTCACGCTGGACACCGGGGATGCGAGCAATCGCGCCGCCTTTGTCAAGGATGGCAAGCCAGTCGATCCGACCGGAACCGCCGCGAGTGCGATCCTGGGGAAGAAGCCCGATGTCCTGCTGCACGGCAACACCAACTGGCAGGACGGTGACAACACCGGAACGCTGGGCGTGACGATCGCGGATGACGGCACCATGACGAAGCTGCCGGGCGGACAGTTCACGCCAGTCGCCGGGATTGAAAAGTTCAAGCCCGAACCCGCCCTCGAAGAGACGACAGCATAAATGCTCGTCTGCAATATCAGCCTGCGCCCGCCACGCCGCGCGATTGCCGCCGAGCTCGCAGAGGCAACCATTGCGGCCGACGCGACCGCAACCGGCAACGTGGTGTTTGCCACCCTGGTCGATGACCCGGCCAGTGTCCGCGACAACGTCGATGCCTACCTCGGCGAGATCATGCTCGAGGCGGCGAGCGCTGCCGATACATTCAACGCCGGATTGGAGTTTGCGACAGCCATTGTTGAACCTGTCACGGCTCTCGATTTTATCAACTGGAGCACAGCGGTAGCAACTACGACATACGATGGCACGCCGTCTGCCGGCATCGTCAGGTCAAACGGCAATCTGACCGTCACGCACGGCACCACAAACAATGGTGTGGGTGTCACCAGCACAGCATTTTTGACTGCGGGGAAATTTTACTTCGAAGATACGGTGCAGGTTTCGACCTTTGGCGGCAATCATTTGGGGCTATATCAATCAGGGACGTTCGCGAGTGCTGTGACTACAGGCAAGGCCACAGCAGTCGTTGTCGGAGCTAGTTCCAACATTTACACGAATGGCGCCAACACAACCAAAAATCTTGGCACGACCGCGGTCGGTGATGTCTTTGGGTTTGCAATTGACCTCACCAGCAGACTGGCCTGGATTTGCAGAAATAACGGCCTCTGGAATGCGGACGCAACAGCAGACCCTGTGACCGGCGTGGGCGGAGTGACGATAGCAACCGGAAGTTTCACTCCATATGTCGCTTTCACTAACGGGGCGGCCACTAACGCTTTCACTGGCAACTTTGGTCAGACGGCTTACGCCAACGCTGCGCCATCGGGTTTCGGGTTCTGGCAATAAGGAGAGAATTCATGATCGAGGAACGCGCAGCAGACGCGCGCGAATGCAGCGACGCATCCGTGATCCGCGGCAGCGGCCTTGACGAGGGCGCCGGCGCGCACGGCCGCTACGAGGTCGAATGCTTCGACGCTGACGGCAAGCTGAAATGGCGCGACGTGATCGAGAACGTGGTGACGACCGTCGGCAAAAACCTGGCGCTGGATACCTTCCTGGCAGGCGCGGCCTACACCGTCACCGGGCCGTTCATGGGGCTGGTCTCGTCGACATCCTATTCGGCGGTCTCTGCCGGTGACACCATGGCCTCGCATGCCGGCTGGCTCGAGGCCGGCGGCACCAATGCGCCGACCTATTCCGGCAACCGCAAGACCGCGGCCTGGTCGGCGGCGGCATCGGGATCGAAGGCGCTGTCGGCGGCGCTGTCGTTTGCCATCACCAGCACCGGCACGGTCAAGGGCGCGTTTGTCTGTTTCGGCAGCGGTGCGCTCAATACGAAGGACAACACCGCCGGCGTGCTGTGGTCGGCCGGAACATTCTCGACCGGCGACAAGGCAGTGGTGAACGGCGACACGCTCAACGTCAATTACTCGACCAGCCTGTAATGGACAAAGAACAGCTCACCGGGGTGCTGCGGATCTTCGTGCCAAGCGTGGTGGCCTGGTTCAGCGCAAAGGGGCTGGTGGCCGCTGACCTGGTCGGGCCGATGACCGATATGGTCATCAACACGCTGGTGGGGATAATCCTGCTCGGTGCGATGATCTGGTCGTTCGTGGCCAACAGCAAGACGGCACAAATCGCCAAAGTGGCGGACATGCCCGAGGTCAAAAAGATAGTGGCAACGGCGGAAATTGCAGAGGGGGCGCTCAAGGATCACGAGAAGGTAGTCGAAAGGTAGTTCCCCGATGTGGGACATGCTCAACAACAACAAAAACGCCGTGGCGTTCCTTTTATTTCTACTCGGTCAAATCGTGCTCGCGTTGATGTGGGCGGCGCATATCGACCAGAAAGTGACAGAGCTGGTTGCGAAAGTTGAAATCCTCGATTCCGTTGGTGGCCGGCAGGTGCATTCGACGCTGGCGCGCATCGCCAACTTGGAGCGCAGCCTCGAGCGGGTTGGTGAAATGCTCACGCAAATGCCGGTGATCAATGAACGGATCACGGTACTGCGGGAGCAGGTGCTGGAGATGAACCAGCAGACCAAGGCAGTCTACAAACTGCAGTCCGAAAACAGCACACCGGTCGATATCGACAATCTGCCGGAAAAGTTGAAGGCGCCATTGCAAAAACTGCAAAAAGAAGTGGACGAGGATTCGAAATAGCATGCATCCCCGGACCAAAGCGGCATTACCCTGGATCGCGGTCGTTGTCGTGATCCTGCTGGCGCTGGCATTTCTGGGCTGGCTCGGGTTCGAGCACTGGTCGGAACTGCCATGAGTGCCATCGGCGAAGCCAGCAAAGCCGTGGGCGGCTTCTTCGACATCATGCGCGGCAGTCCGCTGGCGCTCGCGCTGGTGGTGATGAACTTCGCCCTGCTCGGCTATCTGTTCTGGTCGGGCAAGGAAACGCTGTCGATGGCCTACAAGTCGCAGAACGCTACGCAGACGTTGCTGGACAAGTGCATCGATAAAGGAAAGTAAAACGCATGAATCCTGGCATAAGCGAAGAAGCTGGCAAGGCCGCGAACAGTCTCATTGACGGGCTAAAGCAGAGCCCGGCGACACTGTCATTGACGGTTGTCCTGCTCGGGCTATTGGCGTGGATGTTCTATGCCTTGCACGCGGCCGCCGAGTTTCGCACTTCGATGATAACGCAGCAGAATGACTACCAGAGGCATGTGACCGACATTCTCAGCAAGTGCATCGTGCCGCCGAAGGGTGACCGATGATGGCGGCACCGCAGGCGGTCGTAGCACTCGCGCTCGCGCTGTTGCTGGGGACGTGCTGCCCGGCGCAGCAGATACCCAACATCGGATTCGAAATGGCCAGCGCCCAAGCGACGCCGGTGATTTGTGCTGATCCGACAACACGAGAGACGGTTCGCACGATCATGTCCGAGGCGTTGGACACGGCGCTCAAGACTCACATCGTGCATATGTTCGAGGTCTGGATGAAGGACGATCGCGGCCAGCCCGAGCGGGCGCGCACCGGAGTGACCAATGGTGTTGCGGCGTATCTCAGAGCAAGCAAGTCGGTCTCGGCGTGGAGCCCGCCGGATTGTCCGGGGTGAATGATGATGGCGGCACCGCAAGTTGCGCGTAGTACGCGCGCGGACGAAACACCGGAATGGCTGCTGGTGATGCGCACGATCACGGGCATGACCGAGACGCCAGGCGCCGCCGACAATCCGAAGATCATGGCGATGGCGGCGGAGATCGCGCGCACCTATCCGGACATGGCGGACTATTGCGCGCAGTACAATCACGACTCGGTGCCGTGGTGCGGGCTCACTGTGGCCTATTGCATGACCATGGCCGGCATCCGGCCGGTGTTCGGCCCGACCGACACCGACAAGTTTCTGTGGGCGCAAGCATGGGCGAGCGATCCCGGCTATGCGCGGCTGGTCTCGCCGCGGCCCGGCTGCATCGTGGTGATGACGCGATCCGGCGGCGGCCATGTCACGCTGTATGAGAGCACGTCGGGCAGCAATTACGTCTGCCGCGGCGGCAACCAGTCCGACGCCATCAACACGCAGAGCTTCCCGATCAGCAGCGTGATCGCGCTGGTCTGGCCGAGCGCGGCTGGTCCGTTGCCGCCGGTGCCGCCAGCCGAGCGGCGCGAGCTCCAGAAAGGCGACAAGGGGCCGGATGTCGCGGCGCTGCAGATCACGCTCGGCCTCGTCCCAGCCGATGGCGACTTCGGCGCGATCACTGATGCACAGGTCAAGAGCTTCCAGGCGGCGGCGAAGTTGTCTGCGGACGGCGTGGTCGGCAACGACACATGGGCGGCGGTCGACGATCTGAATGCGCGCATGGACGAAGGCGACGACGGTCTAATGCCGCCAGAGTTGAGCTCGGCCATCGTCGATCTGGTCGGCAAGTCTCCGCTGGTGAATTACTCGTGGAAGGATCGCGGCAAGGCGCCGCGCGCCTATCTCAACGGCATGGCCAATGCGTTCGGTGTGGCGGTGCTGGAACTGGATGAAGGGTTGCCGCGTGCTGTCGAGATGGCGCAGGCGCAGCGTTCCGACGATCAAACCGATGCGCTGACGTGGTATCGCAGCGAGTTTGCCGCCAAGGGCATGAACAATTCGACTGCGGGCTATGACACCCTGCGGCACCTGTTCGTGATGATGATCGGGCTCGGGATGCGCGAGTCGTCCGGCAAATACTATGAAGGGCGCGACACCACTGCGTCGAACACATCGTCTGAAACGTGCGAGGCCGGCCTGTTCCAGACATCGTATAACATCCGCTCGTGCAGTTCGAACATTGCGCCGCTGCTGACAGAGTATTGGGAAGACCCGAATGGTTTCCTCCCGTCATTCCAGCAAGGCTTGAGCCCGACAGCGGCGGGGCTCGGCAGCTTTGGCAGCGGCGACGGTGCTCGCTACCAGTTCCTGGCCAAGTTCTCGCCGTCGTTCGCCGCCTTCGTCACTGGCATCGGTATGCGCAAACTGCGCAAGCATTGGGGACCGATCAACCGCAAGGAAGTCGAGATCAACAAGGACGCCGACGACCTGCTGCTCAAGGTGCAAGAGCTGGTGCTGGAAGCCGAGCCGACGCCGCCGGAACCGCCCGAGCCTGAGCCGGTGATCGCGACCATCACCATCACCATCGATCCGCCCGGCAGCGCGCGGGTGGTCATCACGGGCAACGCGCCGGCATGAACACGCTGCAATTTCAGCTTGGCGGCACGCTCAAATTTCTGATCGATGAGCCGGCATCCCGTCCCGGCGCAAGGATCACCATCCGCTATGACGGGCTCACTCTCACCGCTTGCGGAGATGGCATGGCTTACAAACTTCCGAACGACAAAATGATCGCAGTGCAGGTCGCGTATGTCGACAGCAAGGGCAATCCCGCGCAGGTGGACGGCGACGTTTCCTGGGACACGTCCGACCCCAACCTGGCAACCGTGGAAACCAATGCCGGCGATTCCACGCAGGCCACGGTGACGCCGGGCGGAACAGTCGGGCAGGTGCAGGTCACTTGCACGGCCGACGCCGATCTCGGCAGTGGCGTGCGCGAGATCATCACCACCATGGACGTCGACATCGTCGCGGGCGAAGCGGTCGCCGGCACCATCACGCCGGTCGGTGAGCCGCAGCCGATAGCTTGATGCGGCAAGCCTGGCGGCGCTTTGCGCACAACGTCGCGTGGTTGGCGCTGATCATCGCCATCGTGGTGATCGTGATGGTGCTGTTGCGATAGGAGGAAACCCCATGAGTCTCAGCGGCCTCGTGCTCGGAATCATCAACGTCGCCATCGTCGCTGCGGTCCTGGTGTTGGTTGGTGCCGTCATCGTCATGTTCGCGAAGTGGATGAAATTCGACATCGACTGGAACGTGCAGCGGCTGTACTTGCTGGTGGTGTTGCTGATCGTGCTCTACCTGATCGTCGCCTTGTTGTTTGGCCTGCCGGCGGTGCGCATCATCGGCCACGGCGCGAGCCCGGCGGTCGGCGCGGCCTTGCCGCCGGCGCCCAACATCATGAGGGAGAACTGACATGCCCGGCATCGGCGACATCATCGGTATCGGCTTTCGCGTGATCTCGCACCGCGACGAGATCATGCAGGTATGGGACAAGGTCGCGCCCATGATCCGCGGCGCCAGCAACATTGCCCCGGAGATCAAGGCGCTGATCGAAAAGGTTGCGCCCGACGTGCTCAACGAGCGGACGGCGTCGCCGCTGGCGCGCGGTGCGGCCGCTCCCGGTGATCCGCAGAATTTCTCGATTGCGTGGTTGCAGCAGGCGCTCAACACCATCGATGACGCCGGCCTCGAGGTCGACGGCGACTATGGCGAGGCGACCAGGGCGGCGGTTGTCGCGTTCCAGCAAAGGCACAGCCTCGAAGCCGACGGCTGGGCGGGCGCCGGCACCAGCGCCGCGATCCTGGCGGAGCTCGACAAAGCGGGCTAGGTTTGCTGCTGCTCGTAAGGCGCTTTCCAGGACCACAATCAGGGCCGTCGCCCACGGGCGGCGGCCTTTTTTATTAATTCTCAGAGCGCCTCCATGAACTCCTCGTCGCCGTACACGACGGCGATCTGGCCGACCAGATAATCCGGGGCGCAGCCGATGCCGCATGCCTGCCGCATGCATTTGTCCCACAGCATCGTCGCCATCATGTTCATCGGCAATTGCTTGCGCTTGCCGTCCTCGTCGCAAAACGCGACGCATCGGTGGCGGTCGCCGGCATGCGCGATCCTGCCCCAGCGCGGGACCACTTCGAGATAGCCGCCGCCGATCGCGTCCTTGAGCAGTTCAAGCGTCGGCGGACCGTCGATCGGCATTGCCGCCGGTTTCGCCTGCTCGGGTTTGAATATGAGCAACGTCCCTTTCATGCATGACTTCCCTTAACGGGCGGCCTTTTTTATTGGTCCCACCATCCAACCGGGCGGGCGTGGGATCTCGCCCTGTTGTGGCCGCCATATATGCAGCGTGTATGGATGCGCGTTGATATGCTCGCTTTCCGGCACGTGCAGTTGCATTGCCGCTTCATCATCGCGGAAGAACTTACGCTTGATGAACTCCATCTCGGGCCAGTTCGGGCAGCGCGATCGGCGTGATACCGAAACATGGTCCCAGCCATCGCCGCTCGACGCGATCACGTTGAGCGGTTGCCCATCGATCGGAGATGGAAAACTGAAGCCGCCGCAAGTGCCATCGCCGTTCCAGCCATGGCTCTTGGTGGTGTCCAGGCGGTGATCATCGAGTGCGCGGAGGTCACGCATGGGGAACGATCTTCGGCGCGGTCGAGATCGCGGCGACCTTTTCCGCCAGCGTGTGCTCTGCCCGCAAGGTGCCGTTGGCGTATTCGCGCCATGTGTCACCGGTCATCGAGGGCGGGAAAACCGTGATGCCGCGCTTGTTGTCGAAACGGATCAGCGCGGCGGTGCCGTCCTGGCCTCGGCGGTCGAGATAGCGCAGCAGCGCGGGATCGCGCCACGCCTCGGGCGCGTGCGGATCGCACCAGATTTGAACCACCGGCACGTTGTAGGGGTCGCTGCCGTCGTCGGGTCTGAGCGTCACGAAGTCGGGCATGACGTCGATCACATAGCGCGAGCGATCCGGCCGGCGCAGGTCCGCGGTGTCGTCGTTGACCAGCCAGCGGCAGGTCCAGGTCGCGCACGACATCGGCCGCCGCGCATAGATGGCGCAGCCGACGCCGTGCTTCTGATGCTGACAGCGCTCGCCGGCGGGCTTATGCAGTTCCGGCATCGGCAGCAACTTGCAGCAGAGCTGGCAGTCGCCGCAACGGCGCGGCCCGGCGTTGGTAAATTGGAGGGTGACGTTGGCGGTCATAGCTGTTCCACGCGCTGGCCAATGGCGGCGCGCGCCTTGGCGACCATCATGCGATGCCCGGTCTCCGCGTCGTCATAGGACGTGTAGCGCCCGCCCTCGCCGTCGAGCGGGCCGCCGAAGACCATGGTTTCGAATAGGATGGGCGGGCCGCTGCCGGCAAAGCGATGGTCTAAGCCGATAAAGACTGTGCTGACGAGGATCTCGCTATTAATTTGCGTATAGCCGACCGTGCGATTGCCGCCGCCATCGAACCACATCGCCCAAGTCAGCCAATCGACCTCGATCGCGTGGTTGTCAGCGTCGAGAATGTAATGCCGCGGTGCGAACTGCGTCATTCGGCGGACTGCTCCTTGCGCGCGAGGATTTCCTCGATCTGGTTTTCAAGCGCCTCGTTGAAAAATTCTTGGGCGGAGTCATCGCCGCCAGCGCCGGCCAGGACGAAGGCGACGGTGACGGCGAGGGCATTGAGCACCTCCAGCACGCGGTCGCGGCCGGTCGGCCCTTCCAGATAGTGCGAGCGCACGATGCCCATGAACCGCTTGGCCAGAAATTCCACGCGATCATTGTCCAGCAGGTCGTTCATGGCCGCACCTCACGGCGAGCGCATACGATCATTTTCTTCCTCGCTCAACCTAGTGTATAGTTTACCGAAATTGGCATAAATGCAACTTCCGCATAAATGCCGGGAGTGGATACGATCGTCACCAAACGCCATAAGCGGCTTGTCGAAATCCTTGTCGCCGCCCGCAAGCAGGCCGGAATTAGACAGGCTGAGCTCGCCCGATCGACGGGCAAGACACAGACCTTTGTCACCCGGTTCGAGGCCGGTCAGCGCCGCATCGACGTTATCGAACTGCTGGCGCTATGCGAGATCATCGGGATTGATCCGCTCAAACTTATCCGCGATCTGCTCAAGCTCGAGGGCGAGCTGTGGCGGCCACGCAGGAACCGGAGCCGCCGTTAAAACGGCGACGAGCCAAAGGGACATGAGGTGGCGGCGGCGCGGAGGTGGTGGCGGCGCATCCGGCGGCATCAGCAGATCGGCGGGCCGGCATTGCAGCTCCATCGCAATCGGCTCGATACGATCGGCGGGGATGCGGTTACGGCTGTGCTCGTAGTTCTGCACTGTGCCGACGCTGACGCCGATCAACTGGGCGAGCTTGCCTTGTGAGAGGCCGCGGGCTTCGCGGATTTGGCGCAGACGTTTCCCTAATCGTGGATTAATGATGTTCGTCAAGGCCGCACCTCTTTCCTGTGGTGTGCGGTCCTCCCAGACATCATCAAGGTTGCACGTTGTCACAAGTTCGTCACGACCATTTTCAATTTTCGCATAAAAGAATTGTTTCATTTTTCGCATATTTTTGTTCGATACGCGGGCCTAGGATTCAGCCTAGGACGCAGCCTAGGACTCGGCCTAGGACTGATCGGGTGATTGCGTGAGGATCGGCCATGAGCGACGACAAAAAGCTGCGCCTCCCCGGCCTGCCACCGATCACCGTCGTTTCGGACGAGGAAGCAGAGAAGGTTGCCTTTGTGGTGTGCGTGCCATGGGGCACGCCGTCGCCGTTTGAGGACAACCTGAAAGGCGTCTGCAGCCATTGTGGGCGCGACGTGCAGTACCGCTGGCATGCCCCGCGCAAGCCGAAGCGCATCTGCATGGAATGCTTCGTAAAGCTGGAAAGTTTGTAAGTCGCAGCAAAAAGCCTTTAGTTCTCAAAGCGGCGCGGGGCGTCTAAGTTTGTAGCATCTGGCAAAAAGCTGAAAGATATCAATGCCTGGGTCAATTCAGAACGTATTATCCCGCAAAAACCAAAGCATTGAATCCATTGCGTTAAATCAACCAATCTACAAACCGTGCGGATTGGTTTGTAGATTTCTGGCAGTCATCGGATGACCTCGCCTGGGCGTTGCCCTGGTTCGCGGTATCTCCCACCCTTTCGCGGTGGTCCGCAAACAGCCTCGTGCGGGCGATCCGGATGACCTTCATGCAGGAGATCGCAAGCGGTCAAAACCTTTCGTTTCAAATACTCCCACGACTCTTGCTGCTGGGCCGGACGTGGTGGAGGAGGCCATATCGCTATCGAGAGCCCGAATATGATCGTCGATCCGAATGCGAAACACATCCAGAATTTTGTCATCGGTGTCATTTTGCTTTCTCTTTCTGTTTTCAATTTGGAATGAATAGCATCTGCCGTCGTGTAAAAGTTGTTATTCTGCGCCAATCATTTGTTGCTCGCTGCCATCAGGCTGCAGCCTCAATGGCAGGGCTCATAACCACACCTCGACGATATGCGGCTGGTCGTCGGGATAGCGCGGCAGGCAATGCAGCCCCGGCGGCAGCAGGGCGCGCAGCTCGCCCAGCGTATCGGCCACGAACATGTCAGTGGTCAACCGTACAACGCCGCCAGTGACCTCGCTGCGGCGGGCCACGAAGCTGTCGGGATAATCGCGCGGGTGATCGTACACCGTCCAGATGATGAGCGGATCGCGAGTCATGCCGCAGTCTCGAGGGCATGGGCGGCGCGCTTCTTGGCCATGGCGGCCTTAGCGCCGCGCTTGCGGTCATATTTCTTGGTGTAGCGATCGACCTCCTGCAGCGTCAGGTGGCCGGTCGAGGCGGCGATCTCCGAGGTCGAGCAACCGGCCTCGGCCAGGCGCCGCGCGAAGCCTTTGCGCAGGCCATGCGGCACGCAGCGCGCCGGGAGGCCGGCGGCGTTGGTCTGCCTGCGAAACCAGTCGTTGAACTTCTTCTCGGTGAAGGGCGCACCCGCCTCAGTCGTCAAGAACGTCAGGTGGCCGCTCGGATAGGCGGCGATCGCCTGCGCCAGCTCGGGGCTCACCTCGAGCGTCACCTCGGCGCCGGTCTTGATCTGGGTGATGGTGATCTCGCCTTTGCGCATGTGCTGGCGGCCGACGCGGATCACGTCGCTGCGCCGCATGCCCTGTTCCAGCATCAGTTCGAGGGCGAGCCGCGCCATGGTGCCCATCGGGTGATGCATTTGGAACTGGGTGATCTCGGCCTCGGTCCAGGTGTGGTGACCATCGGACTTCGGCAGCTTGATCTTGATGCCGTCGGTTGGGTTGACGCAGATCAACTGCGCGGTCTTGGCGAACGCCATCAGCGGGCGCAGCGCGAGCAGCAAGGTGCGCGCGACCACCGGCGTCGGCATGTCCTGCAGCAGGCGCTCGATATAATCCCGGTCGAGGGTCGCGATCCGCTTGTCGCCGTGCGCGCGGCAGAACTTGTTGAGAAGCCCGCGCCGCAAGCCCTGCGTGCCGGTGCCCAGGACGGTGAAAGCACTGGAGTCCAGATACTGCGCCACGGTGGCGTTGATCGATCCCAGCCCGGAGCGCGTCGTGGCTGCCGCTTGCGCGACGTTCTGCCCATGCACCGCGGCCGCATAGGCGGCATCGAACTCCGACGAGCCGATGGTGGTGGGGAGCGAGATGCTGCCGTTCTGTCCTGGCCGGCGGAAGTAGACATAAATGCCGCCGGTTTTCTTGCTGCGAAAAACGTTAATCCATCGGTATTTGCGCGTTCTCATTTTCGTTTCAGCTTTCGTTTCGGTAATGCCCAGTCAGTCGAGGCGGTTGCCCATTCACTGACCGGCGTTGAAATCTCGTCGTCCTTATCTTTCTTCACCACCAGCGTGATCTTGCTCGTTTTCGGGTCGATCTCGACCTTCACGATATCGAGGCCGCTGCCTTTGGCCGCCTTGATCGCGCGGGCTACATCTTGCTGGCGGAAATTACTCGGCGCTCGGCTCACTAAAATCACTCCCAATAAAATATGCTATTTCCGCATATTTTGCAAGTGGTGCTAACCCCTTGGAACTATAGGCTTTTCCATTAATTCCTTGATCAGTTTGCGCACCGACCGCTCGGTCACGAGGGTAGAGCTCTCGAGCTTGACCAGTTCGAGGCGGCCCTTGTTGTGCAAGTTGTAAATCTGGGCGCGGCTGCAGTGCAGCGCCTCCTGGGCCTGGGCGATGGTGTATAGGCCGCCCTCGTCGGGTTGTTTCATTGTTCAACCGCTCCGGTGCGCGCCAACGCCAGCGAGCGGCGCGCCATGTGCATGAATGACGCATCGTTTCCGCCGCTCTCGCAGTGCATGTCGGCCGCCATCAGCAGCGCCTGGATGGTCAGCCGACGATGGATTTCTGCGTTGTCCAAGCCTTCGCTGCGGTCGATTTCGATGAGGCGATTGACCAGCGCGGTGAATGCCATGATCGACTCTGGCGCTTGCGTCATGACGGTCACCCGGTGGACTGTTCCTTGGGCCGCAGATGCGCAGGCAGCGGTCCCTTGGTGATGACGCGCGGAATCGACTCATCCTGCGGGAGCTGATGCACGCGCTCGCGTTCGACCGGGAGGAACTTCTTTCGCTCCTCCATCAGGACGGTGTTGACCTTTCCCACCATGTTCAACAGATGATCGAGCCAAGCGATGTGCTCGTGGGTTTCCTGCGCCTGCAGGTGCCGCAGATCGTCGCCGCGTAGCCGCGCGCTCTCGGCCATGCGTTGCAGTCCCAGCACTAGATCAGCCAGTCTGTCAGTCATGATCTTCCTCCGTGAATTCCGGCATTGACTGGCCGGCCCAGCCTGCTTCCCAACAGAGTGCCTCGCGCGTGCGATCTTTCTCGCGATATTCCGGTGGGATCGCTTTGCGCGCATGACCGGCGGCCTTGGCCTCTTGGCCGCGCTTGAATGCCGCGACGTTTTGGAAATGCTCGAAGTGATCATCATCGGCGGAGGCGGGATCACGGTCGTCGGCGATCCGTGCGGCGGATGCGGCGTCGGTCGTGTCCCGCCCCTCGCCTTCCTCCCTGACCGCCACTTGGGTGTCGGGATCGGCCGGGGAAGCTGCGAATTGTTCAAGCGCGGCGGCAGCGCCAGGCGCGCGTGCGATCGGCGTTGGTGCGGTGGCTGGCGCGTCGAGCTGCTCGGGCAGTTCTTCTTCTTCCTCGCCCATGAGATCGCGCGCATTCGGAAGGATCTTCGCAAGTTGAATGATGGCGGTCTTTTGCGCCATCGCCTCGAACCAGACTTTCCAAGGACTGTCATCTCGTTGCGCGCGGGAAAATGAGCGGTGCTTGTCGATCTCGGCCCGCGACATCACCTTGCAGAATTCGCCGCCGTCTTTGGTCGTTGCCAGCGCGTAAGCCTTGATGATCGGCGCGTTGAAATTGTCGCCGGGTACGTGCAGGAAATGTTCGCCGGCGTTGGTCACCCAGTGTTCGAACTTCTCGCCCTCGCGCACGACATCGGTTTTCAGCCATTTGAATTGGCCGCTACGGCGGAACTGACGCAACACGCCGCCGTACATACGAATGTATTGTGCCTTCGACTTGAACGGCACAACTGCAGCCTCGACGCCATCGGGCAATAACCCGTCGCGGCAAGCACGCAAGGCAGCTTCCCATAGCGACTGCCAAGTGCAGGCTTGAAGCTCTGGATTGAGCTGCGCGCTTGTCATGAAAGCTCGGATGAAAACATCCGGCGATACGTCGGAGGGCAGCGCCTTCTTGAGTTCGTCCTTTCGCGACTCGAACCGTTCGCGCATCACCACGATCGGCGGCTTGTTCACAGAGGTGGCGACGGCGGTGAGGCCGGTGTCGGTCATTGATCGTCCTTGTGTTGTCTGATCAACAGAGAGGTGATTTCCAACGGTCCTTTCGAATCGCGAATTGAGACATCGGGACGCTGTCTTGGTATTCAAGATCGTGCAGAACTTCACCGTCCAGATGCTTACGGAGCCATCGTGAGTGTCCGCCTGCCTTTTCGATGGCAATCGTCGTGTCCCTATCCCAGCGAGCCCGCAACGCGGTTATGATCAAAATGTGATGCACTGCCGAACTGTAATAAAAGCGCTCGATAATCTTCAATCGTCTCAAGGAAATTGGTCCGGTATAATCAAGCCACACTGCATCCCATCCCGTATTCCAATCTGTTATCATCATCATGTCGTCGATGTTGGCAAAGAAAAGCGCAGCATAATGCGTCTTGTAGCCCATCTCAGCGAATTGATGGTGCTTTATTCGTTGCAGCGGTTGATTGGCGTGGAGGCCTGGCATTTGAGCGATCGCGGCATAATAAATAGCGCGATCGTTCTCCGCACAGGTGAAGTATGTCCGCTTGGGATTGGTGCGCTGGTGCTGCAGCCATCCGTTTTCGCGTGCGCCCAACAATAGGCGTTCAAATCGCCAATGTATGCCAGGCATTGTTAGCATTCGTAGATTACCGGGCCATGCCACTGGGTCGAATAAATTGAGAATACGTTGCCGTGCTGTATCTTTCTGCTTGCGCTCGTGTGCGGTGGCTCGTGCGAATAAAATTCCGCCGCTTGGTTGTATGACGTGCTGACGCGCTGCCAATTCCTCCATGCCGCAAAGCCTCAGAGGTTTCGTATAGGCAACCTCACCGATGGACTTGCTGCTCATTTGCGGTTTTCCGTTCTTTGGTGCGTATACTGAAGTAAACGATCATAACCTCTAGCGATTGCCAGCATTTGCTTTCGAGCGTAGTCCGTATCCATCATGTCGGCGAGCGTGTGTGCTTCCTCGACACGAAGATCGATGATGCGTGATATTGCTAACCTTCTACGTTCCTTAGCCCTTTGATTTTCCTTTTTCGACCAACTCCTAACCGCGGCGTAGGTGCGATGTGAGTTGAGGTCGATGAAGGGCATGTCGCTATCTCCTCTTTTTAGCGTTGATGACGCCGGTCATAGATGCGCAGGACGCGCATTGTTTTTGGTGCGACCGTGTAGCCTGCGCGGTCGGTGGTCTTATAAGTGATGCGCCAGCCCGGTAATCCAGTAACGGCTTCAGCCGCACCCATCAGGTGTTTCAATTCACTTTCGATTGTTTCGCAGGTTGCGGCGTCCTGTTGGATGCGCTCGCACAGTTCAGCGCGGCGGGCGAGTAAATCTGGCACTTCATTATTGCCGGCGAGATCGATTGCCTTTCCGGGCGTCTCGCGCGGCATCAGCAGCCTGATCACGGTGGCATCGCGGGCGAAGTCGGGATCGGGCTCGATGCCGTCGGCGACGTTGCGCCAGAAATTCCTGACCGCAACCAGGATCTTCAACTCGCTGTCGGCATGGCGCGGCACCTCGAGGATGACGCAGTCCATGTTGTGCGCGTCGACCAGCAGCGCGGCGACGGCACCGAACGCGGCATCGGCCAGCATCATCTCGGTCAGCGCCTGGAGCACGATCCAGAACGGGATCTCGCTGCCGTTAAGCCAGTCGCGGGCATAGACACTGGGCGCCACGGTCTTGCATTGCAGGACGCCGAGGCCGCGCACCGGGTCGTGAATGTAGAAGTCGGGCGTGCAGCCGAGCCGCAGATCGGGATCGCGCAGGTAGACGTTCGGTGCCTCGAGCTTCCATTCCGGTCGCAATTCCTCGACGGCTTTGGCAACCGCGGGTTCTAACCATCGGCCGCGGCGCATGGTCTTGTTGTCGGCGTCGGGGAATTCGACACCGCGCTTCTCGGCATAAAGCCGCAGCGCGGTCTCATAAGGATGGACGCCGAACAGAGCGCCAACGCGCGAGGCGGTGACGTCCTGCTTGCGCCACGCCAGCCATTCATTCCGGTCGGTGATCAGGCGGCGCTCGATCCCCATCGCCAGGTTCCCAAGTGGCTATATCTGTCTATAGCCGTCCACACACGTCTATACATGTCTATAGGTGTCAACAGATAGCTATTGGTGTTTCCCCATAACTATAGGCGTCTATTTGCGTACACCGATGACTATGGATCAGCGAAGCGCAGCGTCAACAACATTTTCGCCGACGGCTAGCGCTAACGCTGATTGGGTGATCATTGTTGACCCAAAGATGTCCGCATGAAATGCGCACTTCTGCACCCGCGATGGCTAGCGGATAGCTAGCCACACTAGTGTGGAGGAACTTTCGGGCTGGCTTGCGCGAGACGTTTTGCAGCGGCAGAGTGCATTTATTCGACAATCGTCGTCGCGACGCTGCGGAAAGATATTGCGCATGTCGCTTACCTATCCCGAAAACCAGCATAACTCCTTCAATACCCCGTGGACGGCCGAGCGCGACGAGGCGCTCAAGCAGCTGTGGGCGCAGGGCTACAGCGCCTCGCTGATCGCGGACAAGCTGGCAAACGGCAGCAAACTGACGCGCTGCGCGGTGATCGGGCGGGCGCATCGGCTGGAATTGCCGGCGCGCAAAGATCGGCAGCCGCTGGAGCGCAAGCCTCGCCTGCGGGCGAACGGCAAGCCACGGCGACCGCAACCGAAACCATCACCGCCACCACCGCAACCATCACGGCTGCGGCCAGCAGCGCCGGCGCCAACCCCACCAACGGAGCCGGCCACCATGCGCAGGCTGCGGCTGGCGCAGCTCGAGCCGCATCATTGCCGCTGGCCGCTCGTCGGTGAACTGATGGGCGTGGCGCACCTGTTCTGCGCTGCGGATACGCGCGAGGGCGAGGTCTATTGCTCGCATCACACATGGATGGCGCACCCGCGAGGGAAGCAGTGAGTTTCGACGGACTCAAGCGCGGGCATTACGGGGCGATCCTCGCCGATCCGCCGTGGCGTTTTGAGGCGTGGTCGCAATTCAAAGAGCTAAAAAATGGCGACAAAACCCGCGCGGTCGAGCGCTATTACAACGTAATGACTACGCGGAAAATCTGTGCGCTGGCGGTGGATGACTTAGCCGCCTCGGATTGTGTGCTGTTCTTATGGGCGTGTTGGCCGCAATTGCCGGATGCGTTCGCAGTAATTGATGCTTGGGGCTTCAAGTTCAAGACCGCCGCTTTCGTTTGGACAAAAGCTCACGCCGGTCAACTAGAGCTTTTTGAGCAGACGTTACCGGCGCAGGTAGGAATGGGCTACTGGACCCGCGCCAACACCGAGCCGTGCTTGCTGGCAACGCGCGGCAGACCTAAGCGTCTCAACGCCGATGTACGCCAAGCCATCATCGAACCGCGGCGCGAGCACAGCCGCAAGCCCGATTGCACGCACGAGCGGATCGAGCGGCTAGTCGCCGGCCCTTACCTCGAATTGTTTGCGCGGCAACGGCGTCCTGGCTGGGACGTGTGGGGCAATGAAGTCGACAAGTTTGCGCAGCCCGACAACTACGACGCGACCGACGACTTCTCGCGCAGCATCGAGGAAGCCTACCGCGTGATCCGCGAGCGCAAGGCCAGCGGCGGCAAGGGATGGGGAGGATGGGAGTGAGCAAAGCGATCATTAGAAAGAATGGCGGCGAGCAACTGAAATTCGACCTTCAATTGCCGGGGAAGTTAACCCGGACGGGTTGGGAGTTGCCGAAGAAACTGTCCCTCGAGGATTGGATCGCGTGCGGACAATCGCTCGGCAAGATCGAAGTCGCGGTGCAGTGGTGGCTCGGCGATTGGTGGAATTACGGTCAGCATGCCTATGGCGAACGCAAAGCGCTGTTTGAGGAAGGTGGCCCTCTGCAAGAAATGAATTATCGCACTGTGGAAGATTTCGCTTATGTCGCTCGACATGTTGAAATCTCGGAGCGCTCCGAGAATCTTGGCTGGCATCACCACAAAATTGTTGCACCAATGGCGCCTGCACAACAGCGCCGCTGGCTTGATCGCGCCGTGCGAGAAGAATGGTCCTCCAACCAACTCAAGTCGGCGATCGCGCGCTATGCGGCAATAGAAAAGACGGTGGCGGTTGATCTTGAGGCGCAGAGGCTCGGCAAGTTTGCGGTGCTCTATGCCGATCCACCTTGGCAGTACGAATATCCGCCGATGGGTGGGTCTAATCGTTCTATCGAGAACCACTATCCGACAATGACGATCGAAGAAATCTGTGCGCTGCCGGTGGCAGAGATCGCGCATGAAAATTCGGTGCTGTTCATGTGGGCGACGAGTCCAAAGCTTTACGAATGTATGAAGGTTCTCGATGCGTGGGGATTCCAATACCGAACCGACATGGTTTGGGTGAAAGATAAAATCGGCATGGGCTACCACGCGCGCGAGCGTCATGAAGCCTTGCTGATTGCCAAGCGCGGCGAGTTGCCACCACCACCGCCGGAAGCGAGACCTGATTCAGTTCAAGAACAACCGCGGCTTGAGCACAGTGCCAAGCCTGACGTCTTCTACGACATCATTGATCGCATGTATCCAGAGATCCGCAAGATCGAGCTTTTCAGTCGCGCGCCTGCAGCGCGGGTGCTGTGGACGGTGTGGGGTAATCAAGCTGTAGCGGCGTAAGTCATGCCTGTGCACAACTTCAACCACAGTCTTTGGCGCTCGCACAGTTATGAGGATGCGCCATGGTGGCTCGAGGTTTATCGCAAGGCATTTCCGACTCTGCTGGCAGCGGTAAGCGTGCGCAAGGATGGCTGGGCGCAACGTGGCGGAATTGATCGCGTGTTGACACTGCAATGCGGCCGCACGGTTCTGATCGACGAGAAGGTGCGCGAGAAGGACTACGGTGACATTCTGCTTGAGCGTTGGTCCGATGAAGAACGTAAAGAACCCGGCTGGGTGCAAAAGCCGCTTGCTTGTGAATTCATTGCCTATGCGATCGTGCCGCCTCGCAGATGCTGGTTGCTGCCAACGCTATCCCTGCAGCGTGCGTGGCGGCTCAACGGGCGCGAATGGGATCGCAAATTTCCGAAATGTCGAGCGCAGAATGAATTCCATGGTCGACATTGGACAACCGTTTCAACTGCGGTTCCGGCCGAGGTGTTATTTCCGGCGATATCCAACGCAATGCTGATCGAATGGGACGGTGAGCAAGAGAGTGTCGGCACCGAAGATTTGACGGGCTTGCCCTTGTTTACCAATGGACGTGGGCAGGAGCAGCGCTGATGGATATGCGATGGTACTGCCGCGATGATCTCGACGGTTTTGATCTCGACCTCATCGGCTTCGACTGCTCCGACGAATTGGTCGACGAGATGAACGCAGTCGGCTTAGAAAATTTCCGTTGGCACTGTCCGTTCAAGCCTGGCTGTGGCGCAACCCATGTCACTGATTGTCCACTGATGAAACGCTTGAAGACAATCTCGCTAGCACCAGAGGCGAAGCAGTGACCTATGGCCCAATTCCCCGGCCTCATGCTGTGGACGGATGCCTGGGTGGCCGACACCCATCATCTGAGCCGGGATGTGCGCGGCGCCTACATGGACCTGATCATCAAGATGTGGCGCACGCCGGGTTGCAGGGTGCCGAACGATGATGCGTGGTTGGCCAGACACATGCTCATGACGGCTGAAGAAGTGGTTCAAGTCTTGCGGCCAATTATCAAGGAATTCTGCCAAACCGATGGGAACTGGATTTTCCAGAAACGTCTGCAGAAGGAATTTTTGCGTTCGTTCGAATTGAGCGCACGCCAAGCTCATCGAGTGGAACAGCGATGGAAAACCGAAAAGGCAAAACAAAAGGCCGCAAAGAGGAAGGAAGGGGTCGCTGCTTTAACAGGAGAACAGGAAACCGATCCTCGTAAGTTGTTGTTTCTTAAGAACAAGGGTGGATACCTCCCAGACCAGATAAGTAAGATAGAGTCTTACTGTAGCCGCGCGCGCGAGGATGACGAACCAGAGCAAGGGGTAGCCGACAAGAAAGCAGGCAAGATTTCAGCCGAGCTCTACCACCTCGTCGCAGCCAAACGATCCGCCAGCGAGGAATGAGGTTTCACGTGGAACAGCCCGATATCGAGGAACGGCTGAAGGAACTTGACGCTGCCACCGAGCAAATGTTTCCGTCTTTGGGCGAGACCATCGCCAAATTCGAAAGCCTGCGCGCCGAGCTCGAGCGGCTGCGCGCGCTCCTACGCAGGCATCAGGTCGCCGCGTGGTGCGAGGATGATAGCGATTTGGCAGTAGAGACGCGCGCCGCCCTGGAGCGCAAGTCATGACCCCCGGAAGCCCAGAATATGAAGCCATGATTGCTGAACGCGATGAACTGCGCGCCGAGGTCGAGCGGCTGCGTGAGGCCAGGGATAAATTCGATCTGGAGGCGCAACAATTAGACGCCGACAACGAGCGGCTGCGGGCACTGCTGCAAAAGCTGCGCTGGAAATCCACCGACAAAGACAACATGGAGTTTCGTTGCGACATCACTTGCTACGTCATGGAAGAGATGCGCGCCGCCTTGGAGCAAAAGCCATGACCCTCTTTGCCCCGCGCTATAAACGCTATGCCTCATGGCCAGCGGTCATATGGTGTCGGTTGCGTAGACACAAAAACGGTGGATATTTTTGGAGCGGCGGCAATGCTCGCTGCGTGAATTGTGGCGATTACGTTATTAAACACAGCAAAGAGCGCGCCTGCACATGCCATCCGAGTGAGGCCCCGAAGCCGTGCCCACAACGGTACGCCTATAGCGAGTGTGTGCTTGCCGCCGATGTCGAGCGGCTGCGCGCCAAGATCAAGAAATACGAAGACGAACAATGCGCGGCGTGTCGCGCCTATCGGGAGATAGAAGCCCGCTACACTGAGCGATTAGGCGACGCACCGATCGAAGCCGAGCACAGAGAGAAAATGAACCAGCTCGCACAAGCCATCGATCAGTTGTTCAACGGCGACAAGCGCGGCAACGACCGTAATGTCGGCTTTGTGCTGCTGGTGTTTCCGTTCGGCGACAAGGAAGGCCGAGCGAACTACATCTCGAACGGTGCTGATCGCAAGGACATCGTCACGCTGTTTCGCGAGCAGATTCGCCGTTTTGAGGGACAACCGGAAATGAAAGGGCAGGCCTAATGCCGATGCTTGCTATTGACCTGACAGGGCAGGGTTGGCGCGCCATCAGGACTTAACTCGGCCACCGGATAAATGAACATGAGCTATTGGTCGGTCGTGCAGGTCGAAAGCCAGTGCGAACACACCGTTCGCGTGCTGCTCATGCGCGAGCGGTTCGAAACTTACATGCCCAGGATCAAGGTTCACGGTCGTGTTTGGCCGTTGTTTCCCGGTTACATTTTCGTGCGCGTGATCGAGCAGTTCTATCCGATCATGTGGACGCCCCACGTCGTGCGCCTGCTGATGTCGGCCGATCAGCCGGCACGCCTACCGGAGAAAACCATGACCGAGATCCGCAAACGTGAGGTCGGTGGTTTCGTCAAATTGCCGTCGCCCACCAACCGGCTGCGCAAGGGCCAGCATGTGCGCATCACCCGCGGCAGTTTCGAAGGTCAGACTGCGCTGTGCGAGGGCATGAGCGGCAAGGATCGGGTTTGGGTACTGCTCAACCTCATGGGCCAGAAAGTTCCGGTCGAGCTGCCCGGCCGAGATGTGGAACCACTACCTGTAGCGCGTTTGTAGTTGCGCCCTAGGCAGGGATTGTTATAGAAACCGGATCACCCATTGGACATAACGGCCTGATTTGCCAAAGATATCCCTGTAAATTGGGGACTTCTTTGCTGTGCAGCGCGTTTTTCTGAACCCTCCTGTCCAATGGGTCCTGGGGTTCGGAAAGCAGACGCCAGGTGCCTTGGTAAGTCTGTCCTCCTCGAGCCAAATACCGAGGCGCCTGGCGCTCATGCCTAACAGTGACCGCGAGGAGAACGATCAATGCCACTGACAATCATCAATGGCCCCACGATTGCGGCCGGCGAAACGCTGTCTGATGCCATCGATTGCAGCGCCGGCACGGTCGTGCGCATCACCATGCCGGCCGCTTGGTCGAAGGCTAGCTTGACGTTTGAGATCTCGTCCGATGGCCAGAGCTACAACCAACTTGTTTCTGCTTCGGGCTCGGAGACTAGGGTGTCGGTCGTCCCAGGCGCAGCCGTGATCGTGCCGACCGATGTGGCCAATGCCAGCGCATTCATCAAATTTCGTTCGGGCAGCAAACAAGCGCCAGTGCCGCAGGCAGAGTCGCGGGAATTTGCCGTTGCACTGCGGACCTGATCGCCATGGTGCTTCGCTCTCTGCCCTCCCTGGTGCACACCCTCGACACTCGCACCACCAAGCTACCGCCCAAGGTCAAGGACGAGGCGTATACGACACCCCAATTCAGGGCATGGCGCAGCATGGTGGTGGCCCGTGCTGGTGGTAGGTGCGAGGCAGTAGACCATGGGCATAGGTGCACCAAGGCACAGCCCGAGCATCGTATGTATTCGGACCACATCGTTGAGCTTCGTGATGGTGGTTCATTGTTGGATATCAACAATGGGCAGTGCCTTTGCGCTTCGCATCATCAGATCAAGACGGTTGGGGCTCGAACGCGAAGGCTTCGAGGCTGATCACCGGGGGGTAGGCAAGAATTCGAAAGCCGGCCCCGCTATACCAGCCCCTTTGCGCTGAACCAGGCCACCACGCTTGGCACGAAGATCCGCAGCACCCCGGTGA